TTTATATTTTCTTCTTCAATTTGAGAAAAAATAAAATTTCGTAATCCACCCCCAAATGTTGGGTTCATTGGTAATTCTCCGGGATTTGTAAGAAAGAAATGAATTATATTATTTTTTATAGCTTGAGCTGTAGTATAACTTGATGTAAAAACAGCAGGTCCACTAAATGGAATATTCACCCCAATAGCTACGTTTGGATTTAAATCAACTGGGTTTATCTGTTGGGGGTTGAATGCCATTATTTAGTATTTAATAAGCTCATAATTTGATCCATTCCTACTTCACCTGTTCCTAAATTTCCATTTATTGGGTCTCCTTGTGGTCTGAATGGTTGGGCAATATCATTTGTAGTAAAACTCATAGCTGTTTCACCTAACACATCAGCATATTTTGATCTCAAATCCATTGTAGGTTGAGTAAATGTTGGTTGGGGTGTTGGTGCAGGTGAAGTATATGATTCTCTAACTACTTGTTTAGGTGATCTTACAGCCTCTAATAAAATATCCTTCAATTCTTCTTGAATTGCTTCTCTTACGGCTTCTTTAATTAATTTTTTAAAATCTGTACTTTTCATATGATTATAAATATTTGGTTAGTCTGCTTTTAAATTATTTTGTTGAATGTAGAATACAAGTTCATCTATTAATATTTGATCTATTGAACTATATGACCATTCTCCTTGTAACATTACTACGTTACTTTTATTTGTAGCTATAGCTCGTCTACGTTTTAATGGACTATTGGTTACTTCAGTTTCAACCCCCATAGTAAATCCATATGCACTCGTAATTACGGGTGAAGTTTGTGTGGTTTGTTGAGTAGTTAATGCGGTTAATTCAAGAGCAATTTGTTCTTGATTAGTATCAGGATTACATGTTTGAATATATGAATCTAAAAGATTTAAATAATCAATAATTTCTTTTAGGGTTGTTTTTAATATATTTAATAATAAACCAAATGAAGATACAATAACCTGATATTTTTTTATTTTAGCGTCTGTTTCATTAATTAAAGTACTAGTAGCAGGGGGAGTTGGTGCAGGGATAGCTAATGCTGCTGTTTTTGTAGCTTGAAGAGATATAATTAAAACTTCTAAACCCGCAATTAAAACAGTAGCCGTTTCTATAATTTTGTAAGTAGAATTTAATTGTTTTACTAGTTTATTTTTTTTATTAATAATTTCTAATAATTCTGCTTGTGATGGACAATTTGGTTGTATATTAAATTTTTTATCTAAAGCTTGTTTAATATTAACTACCCCAAATTTAAATAATTGTTTTAATATAAATGGAAGTAAAGTATATTTTAAAGTTTTTAATAAACTAATAAGTTTTTGTTGTTGAAGAGTTTCAAAATCTGTTTTAGAGGCTACAATAGCATCTATTGATGATTTAGATAAAGATGATTCTTTAGAAATATTTTCTTCAAGTCCCAAAGTTAAAGGGGACATTACTAAAACTCCTAAATCAGACTTTATTTTATCATTTGAATCAAATGGAAATGTAACATAAGTAGCATATTTTTTATTAGGATCTGTTATTTCAACATTAAATGGTTCAGCATATAATCCTTTAAGAAAAAAATCCCCATTAGCATTAGTAACTATTTCATCCAGAATATTATTTTCTTTAGCACTAACTGTTAATCCTATAATAGGTTGATTATTATACGTTACTTTACCTTTAATCTGGAATGTTTTTTCTGTGTTAACATAAAGGAGTAATTTATCGTAACCTGCTTGCTTTAAAGGTTTCCAAATATTATAAGAACTTCCTGTTGGTGATGCAATAGTTTTTTCAAAATCTACTTTAAGAGCATAAGCCCATATATCACCAAGATTTTGTCCTATTACAAAATCTTCATTAGGTAATTTAGTAACAAGAGATTCCTTTAATTCGGCATAAACATATGGATCACTATTACTTGTAGTAAATATAAAGTGATTTATAAATGCTTCAGAATAATATGGGTATCTTAATTTTGACATTATAAAGTTTTAACAGTGTTAGATAAAATACTTTTAAGAGTAGTTTGAATTTCTTGTAAATCAGCTAATGTCATTTCGGCTGTTGTAGCTAGACCAGTATCTAATGCCGCTTGTCCTGCGGGCCATAATTGATTAACTTTTAAAACAGTTGTAAGAGTTATTAATGTGGATAACATCTTATCTAATTTATTATATAATGTATCACCTTTAACCCCACGTTCTACAGCATTTGGATCACCTAAAAATATATTATTAGATTTAATAATAGTAGATGGAGTATCTACATTTACCGATTTAATAGAAGATAAACTAATAGAGTCTTTTGAATTAAGAAATATATTATCCTTTTTAGATTGAATAAGTATATTATCTGAATTTAGAATTATTTGTGGGGAGGTATATAATGAAGGGAGTTCAGGTTTTTCATTTCCATAAGAAACAAAATTATTACTTGATAATTTTAATTGATCTAATTTTTGATAAGATGTCAAATAAATAGATGATAAATCAACATTTAAATCTTCTGTAATAGGTATCCAACCTTCATCAGTTGAACCAGATGGTTGTCCGTTTCTTATAATAGTAATAGGATCACCGTTGTTACCAACAGTAGACCAATCATTATTTATTAAAATAGGTTTACTATTAGCTGGGGGGCGAGCTGTACTTCCAAAACGAACACTTTGGCCATGTCTTCCTTCAAGTAAAACATCCCCCATAAAAGGCATTAGTGGGTGAATATTTGCTTTTTCTTCGAATGTAAATTGAGAAGTATTACTTTTACTATTTAATTCACTATCAGGAAAATATTCATTATCATTTCCTACTCGTCTAACAGAACCACTTACGGCATCTAAAGCAGCATAATCATTTGACTGATTAGTGGGGATTCTTCCATTAGTATTAGGTATGGGGTTTGGATATGCATCATGATGTGGGTGATTCCAAACATTTACTGGGTTAAGGTAGAAATAAGAAGTAGAAGAGGATAATCCTCCTGTTTGATTGTTGGGAATATTAATTAATATAACATATTCATTTATTAAAGGATATGTTTTTAATTGTGGATCATATGGAAGAGCAAAATTGGCTCCACTAGATTCAGTTCCAGATTCATTTACTTTTTCCCAATATATAGCCCCAATTCCATTATATTCACCAACAGTTTTAAATTCAGGATGGTTTTCATTTAATATAATATCAAGTACACGAGCAGTAATTATAAAATTATTTAATGAAGTAAGAGAACTTCCAATCCCACTGTTTATAGCAGTTTGATCAGGTAAAGAATTGGCAACTTGTCCAGTATTACTTACTCTATTTACAGCCATTAATCTTTAGGATTAAATTTTTTAACTTCAGACAATAATTGTGCTTTTTCATCTGCTGTCATACCAAATCCTTCTTCTTCTGATTTATTAGATGAAACAGCACGTTGAATAATAGTAGCCATTTTAACTAATTGTTCATCATTCTTAATTCCCAATTCCATATATTCTTTAATTAATGGAACTATTAATGTAGCATCACCAATATCGTTGATAAGTGGTTTTAATTCACCTATCAAAGCCGATATTTGGACTTCTTTTTTCTTTTGATTATCGTATATTTCTTTTAGGATATCAGAAAATGTTTTCTTACCCCAAACGTTTGATTCTAAATTACTCATATAAGTACTTTTGGGTATAAATATAGAAAATTACTAGAGTTGAAAATTTGTATATCCTTGATCTAAATAGAATAAATAATTTTTCTTAAATACACTATATAAAACACCCGCTATTTTTGTAATTTTAGGGGTTTTAGCATCTGGGATCATTTCGTGGATATAGATGTATAAGGCTTTTTTATTAAATACATCAATTGATTCTCGTTTGCGAAACAACTCTAAAACTGCATCTGCAATCTTGGCATCATATTCTTTAGGAAATATTTCATATATGTTTAAACTAACAAATTCCACGTATTCATCCATGAATTTAGATAATTTATCGTTTACACTTGATGTTTCTATAGTATATGAATGTGTATCATCTTTTAAAAGTTCATCAGTTGATACTTTTTTGATTTTACTTTTGTAATTTTTATCATTGTAAAGAATACACCAACGCTTAACAATGGTACCAAAGTATGAATATGCTTTGGCACCTTTGCTAGGATCAAATAGGTGGATTTTTGATAATAAAAACACTATAATCTCATGTTGGAGATGTTCTAAATTTTCTACCTCGGTATGATAGAATTTGAACGTATGGATTATATTTTGTGTTAATTTGAAGAAAGCATAATGTATCTTATCTTCATAAATTTGACTCCTGAATACAGGATCTGGGTTGTTATTGTACAGAACGATAGCATCCTCAGTTTCCTGAGTGAAATAATTCTTGCTAACTTTCTTTTTAGGCATTTTAATTGAACTTTCTAAGATTGAACTCATTTAGGATTTCTTGAATTTTTAAAATTGATTGAAATATAACCCCAACTTCGTCATCTTTTTCAAATACACCTCCACGATCCAATTCTTTTAATTTCTTATCTGAAATTTCGATTGTGCGGGATAAATTATCAAGATAGGATAAATAACCTGCCACGATATCTTCTTGTTTTTCATTTTTCTTAAGAAGATTATAAGTAGTGAATCCTAGAATCACGACTAATATCGCTAATACACTGATTGTTATTGTTGCTATCATAAGTTATCAAATATATTTTTTAATCCTTCACTCTTAAATGAACCAAGGGCTTTTGTTTTTGTAGATGTCTTTTTAGACATGTTGGGTTTATTCCCCAATGTATAATTTCCTTTTCCGGCATCCACGGACTTCTTGTCCTCTTTTAACTTAGGTAACCATTCACGTTCAAATTCGATACGTGCTGCCATCAAATCAGCCTGATGTAAGATAAAAGGTAGAGATGTTCTAGGTTTTTGTTCTGGCATAAATGACATAAGATATTTTTCATTTGCCTTATCATATAAACCATCATGTGTCTGAATAGCAATCATCTCATTAAATGTATACTGGATACCGTGAGATTGGAGTATAAATAATCCTCTATCGGGAACTGAAGCAAATGGGACTTTGGTATTAAACATATAATCCTCTCCTAATTTTTCACGTCTCCAATTATCTGTCTGAGGGATATAGGCTTCTTGTTCTTCATCTCCCATTTTACCTAAATCATGATTCAGGGCTGAAAATACTAATTCTTCAGTTGTAAATGTATTCATATCACATCCTTCAGATTGCCATAATCCAGCTTGTCTAAGAGAACATCGAATAACGCGTAAAACATGTTCTACATATCCTCCGGGGAAAGCATTATGATATTCTTTTTTATGCGCGGCAGGCATTAACATTATACGTTCGGCATATTGCTCATAGAACGCTAATAATTTTTCTTTACGAGGTTCGGAAATATATTCATTAATATACTCCATTAATTCATTCCAATTTTCTTGGATTTGTTCGGCTGTCAAATTCATAACTTATTTATTTTTTAATTAATCTTCTCTTTCAACTATAGATTGGATATCATCTCTCAATTCTAATGTTTCTTGTAATATTTGACGAGCACTATCAATATTTCTTTCATTTATAGCGTTTCTTAAACGTTTCAATTTACTCTCTAAAGACTCTACCCGTCTCAATACTAATTCTTTATTTTTCATTTTATTTTATTTGGTTATTTTTTCAATTTTACCTTTTTCCTTTTTACATTTCAACAATTTTAAAATCAAAATATAATTAAAGGTAATAACTTTATCTTACTTAGGCAAGTTCTTTTCAATAAAGTCTTGGATTTTTTTCAAATGGGCACATTTTTCATATTCTTCTATACCTTCGAAATATGAAATACTTAATCTAACTGACACGGCAAAATCTTCACTCGCATATTGTTTCAAAGCCTCTTTCCATTCCTTCTTCCTAATTCGAACTTGTTCAATCCAAAACCATGCTCGAGTATACATCATATATTCCCCGGCTTGATCTATTCCTTTCACATCTAATTCAGGATCTGCTTTAGCAAAAAACTTTATAATTTGTTTTGAAAATAAACTTCCATTCATGATTAGTTTATGAAACATCCCCAGTTTAAAATGAGGAGTATCTTTGAACATGTCTAATTCAACCTCTATTCTTTTAAGATCTTCTTTTCCTTCATCCGAAAACCCAAAAAGAGAAAATATATCACTTAGTGCCATTTTTATTAATACATATTAATCAAGCGTATCTCCCAATGATTCTATAACTTTAATCGCTTCATCCACGTTAACATAAAAGAATTCACGTTGACTATTTACACGTTTTTTACGAAAATGTTTATGAACTGCTTTCTCTATTCTTTCACCATTAAAACAACTGTACGAATATACAACATTAAATGGAGTAGGCACACCTGTAGATTTACTTAATTGATTAGCTCGTTCCGTTGGATCATTTTTTGTATAACCTATCTTTACCATTTCAGGCATAGAAGAACTTTCTAATATATAAACATGCTGGTCTCCGTTATTTCCATTAACACTTTGTTTAAAACGTGATGTGTAATATTTTACTTCATCCCAACCATCTTTATCTACAAAAATAGAAAAGTACGTGGGTTGAGGTGAAAGAGGAGTACGTTCATATGGTACATAATTTTGAGCTTCCTCATTTGATATACGTGTCATAACCTTTATTTTTCGTCTAAAGTACCTAATTTTTTAGATAACTCTAAATATTTTTTAACTTTATCCTTCTTATCATTCTTTAACATCTGGGATACAATGTCTTGTTCACCAAATATCATTTCAATAACAGCTAATAGATCATTTATTTCTAGAATTAATCTATCTTTATTAGTATAGGGTTGTCCGGGTTCACTTCCCTTAGGATCTTTTAACCCAAATCTTAAAGCTTTAGCTGCGCGTTGAGCAACCTCATTACATTCCTCAGCTAAGATAATTAATAGATGTTCTTCTCGAGTCATATATCAAAATCTAGCTTTAGCACCCGATCCTTTATACCATGGTAAACCTTCTCTACCTTTAACTCTTTCCTTCCATTCAGCTTCTGAATATTGGATTCCATTCAGGTAATATTCTCGTTTACGTTTATTTCCTTCAGGGATTAAAGCTGGTCCTTCCCAGTTGTGTAATTTACCATCAAAAATAACCATGATAGTACCATCTGGTCTAGTGATTGTTTTTCCTTTTTCAAATTGTTTTTCCATAACTCTTATTTATAGAGTTAATATACAAATAAAAAATAAAAAAGGCACGGATTATTTAACAGTCCAACTAAACAAGTTATTTAAATATTTTTTACGTTTAGTACAATCGCATTCTTGCAAACCAAACCATTCTTTATAACGTTCTTGGGTAATACCAAATTTATTTAAAGCACCCTCAACTACATCTCCTAAACCACGTGTTTTTAATTCTTGAACAGGTGTATCAAAATTAACACCTTTTCTTTCTAATTCCGTGATCACTTGATCCATTTCTGTTCTTACGTCACTCATAATTTTTATTTATTATAAATATTTAAATCCTCAGGAAAATATGTGAATAAACAAAAACCTATTGAGTAGCACTTACCCCATCCCCAACTACAAAGATACGTATATACCTTACTTTATATGCCCTTTAGCATATAACTCGGATTATATGCCTTTTTGCATATAGTTTATTTAAGCTAACCTAATCTGGTTAGATTAGTTTATATTTGGAAAATCTGAGAATTTAAGTCCGTATTGTAAACAAAACCATTCCATTTGGTGTTCGGCTATGGCTTTTGTTGTTCTAAATTTTTTACGTAAATAGTCGGTACCCCATTTTTTTAGTTCTTTGTTTTGTTTTGTGGTCATGGTCCATTGGAGGTACCAAGCATCTTTACGGTCTTTAACATCA